CCTGACTGGTAGGTGTTCACTGGCAGTTTCCCCAATTTAAAGTTAGCAAATTATAAATACTTTTAGAGCAAAACTGAAAGCATTAGAGGAGTAAAAATGGCTTTACGCTTAGCATCTCCAGGTATCAATGTAAGAGAGGTAGATCTTACAAGAGGTGGTATCCAAAATACCACTTCATTGTCTGCAGGAATTGCAGCTCCTTTTGCAAAAGGACCTGTAAATCAAATTGTAACTATCAGAAATGAGGATGAGTTAAAGAGAACTTTTGGAACTCCATCCTTAAATGATTACCACTATGAGTACTGGTACTCTGCATCCAACTTCCTGTCTTATGGTGGTAGTTTAAATGTAGTAAGATGTGGTGGAACACAATTAAATAATGCCAATGCTGCTGTTGGAGTTTCTTCAGTAGGGTCATTGAAGATTGAAAACTTTGATGACTATCAGGCATCACACACAACAGACAGCACTTGGTATTGGGCAGCAAAAAACCCAGGATATTGGTCAGAAGATCTAAAAGTATGTGTCATTGACCATCTTGCAGACCAAATTATCTCAGGAGTATCCACTGGGACTGTTGTAGTTGGTGCTGGAGTAACTCAAGCATTAACTGGGATTGTAGCTGGAGTTGGAACAACCTCAGCAGCATCTGGTTATCTAGAAGGAATTATTACTGGACTTGGATCTTCTGAGTTCTATGTAAGAGTAACTTCAAAAGTAATTGGAGGAACTAGAACCTCTCAACTATACACTGAGAATGGTTCTTATGCTTTTGGAGTAGGAACAACTACAAATTACATCAACATTGGTGTTGGTGGAACCTTAGGAACTGTTTCAGGAAACGCAGTTTCAGATTGGTACAACAATCAAAACATTTTAGACACTGCCAGAGGGGACTCTGCAACCATAGCATGGAAGAGTGTTGCTCCCAAACCAACCACTAATGGTTATGTAACAGACAGAGGTGGGGCAAACGATGCTATGCACATTGTTGTCATTGACAGCAAAAAGTCAAATAACATCAGTGGAACTCCTCAGACAATTCTTGAGAAGTTTATCAATGTATCTAAAGCAACTGATACCACTGTTTCTCCATCAACAAAGGTTTACTACAAAGATTACATTGCACTGAACTCTCAGTACATTTATGGTGGCAAATCTCTTGGAGATACTGCAGATGCTTATTGGGGAACAACCCCAAGAGCAGTTAGATTTAGTTCAGGACTTACTGCAGCATCTACAACCTCAGGTGTTTGGGGAACAGTTGCAGAAGGAACTACATTCAACTCAATTGGAAATGCATCCTTCACTTTAGGTGGTGGTAAAGACTACAGCACTGGAGTTGGACAAACAGCAAACATTGGTGGATACAGTGTAGATCTTGCAGATCTAATGTCTTCCTATGACAAATTTACAAATGATGCTGACACAACTATTTCATTCCTTCTTCAGGGAAGTGCTTCTTCAGGAAAAGAAATTGAGCAAGCTAAAGCAAACAAACTAATCAGCATTGCAGAAAGCAGAAAAGATTGTGTTGCATTCATTTCACCTTATAGACAAGGTGTGGTAAATGTGTCAACCACTGCTGCTCAGTTAGCAAATACACTATCATTCTTCAGTTCACTAACATCTTCATCATATGCTGTTTTTGATAGTGGTTATCAGTATGTGTATGATAGATTTAATCAACAGTTTGTCTACATGCCATGTTCATCTGATGTTGCTGGACTCTGTGTAAGAACTGATATTAATCAATTCCCTTGGTACTCACCAGCTGGCAAGACCAGAGGAAGCCTAAAGTTTGCAATTAAACTTGCATACAATCCATCACAAGGAGATAGAGACCAACTCTATTCACAAAGAGTTAATCCTATTATCTCTTCACCAGGATCAGGTATCATTCTATTTGGAGACAAAACTGGACTGTCATATCAATCAGCATTTGATAGAATTAATGTTAGAAGACTGTTCATCACAATTGAGCAGGCAATCAAAGGTGCTGCTGATTCTCAACTCTTTGAATTCAATGATGCTGCAACAAGAGCAAACTTCATCAATATTGTTGAACCATATCTAAGAGATGTTCAAGTTAAGAGAGGAATCACTGATTTCCTCCTTGTTTGTGATGAGTCAAACAACACTCCTGATGTAATTGATAGAAATGAATTTGTTGCTGACATCTTTGTAAAACCAGCAAGAAGCATCAACTTCATTGGTCTGACATTTGTTGCAACTAGAACTGGGGTCTCCTTTGAGACAGTTGTAGGAACAGTCTAATCTAAATAGGAGTAAAAACAATGCCTAACTTTAGCGAAAGAACTATTGATAAGTTTAAGTCCCAGATGAAGGGCGGTGGTGCCAGAAGCAATCTCTTTGAGGTTTCTTTTGGCAGTGAGTTGGGAGGCAATTTTGCTTTCCCATTTGGAGATCAAGTAAATTCAGATGACCACATGCTTATTAAAGCAGCAGGTCTACCAGCTTCAACCATTACTGAAATCCCAGTTCCTTTCAGAGGTAGAACTCTAAAGGTTGCAGGAGACAGAACCTTTGATGTTTGGACCATCACAGTCATTAATGACACTGACTTTAAGTGGAGAAACATCTTTGAAAGATGGATGAATTATATTGTTAAAGTTTCAGATGGAAGTGGAACTATTGATCCTTCAGAGTATCAAACTGATGTAACTGTATCACAACTCTCAAGAGGTAAGTATACAGGACTCAACACAAAAGGAACTGCAGGTGGAGAAATTGATGTTCTAAGAACATACAAGATTCATGGAGTATTCCCAACCAATGTTTCTCAAATTGATGTTTCATACAACAATGAAAATGAAATTGAAGAGTTCACTGTAGATCTGCAAGTTCAATGGTGGGAAGCAGCAGATGCTTCTAATACTGCCTCTTCTCAGGTAGTCTAAATACTTTTACAGTTTAAAATTATACAATGGCAAAACTTTTTGGTTTTTCAATTGAGGACGAAAACCAGTTACCTAAATCTGCTATATCCCCTGTCCCCGAAAATAACGAGGATGGGGTTGATTACTATCTAACTAGTGGATTTTATGGGCAGTATGTAGATATTGAAGGTGTATTTAGAAATGAATACGACCTTATCAAAAGGTATAGAGAAATGGCACTTCACCCTGAGTGTGATAGTGCCATTGAAAACGTTATTAATGAAGCTATTGTCAGCGATCTAAATGATTCTCCTGTTGAAATTGAACTAAGCAATTTAAATGCTAGTGATGGATTGAAGAAAATCATTAGAGAAGAGTTTAAATATATTAAAGATTTAATGGACTTTGATAAAAAGTCCCATGAAATTTTTAAGAATTGGTATGTGGATGGAAGAATCTTATACCATAAAGTTGTAGACCTTAAAAAACCAGAAGAAGGTATCCAAGATATTAGATTCATGGATGCTTTGAAGGTTAAGTATATCAGAAAGGAAAAGAAAGTAAGAGATAATTTTGCTGGAATCTACAATACTAGACAGGAAGCAAGTGACTTCAATGAACCTGAAATTGAAGAATACTTCCTGTATTTCCCACAAGGTCATATTCAAAAAACTGCTGCAGCAAGCAAAGGAATCCCCATTGCTAAAGATGCAGTAACTTTTGTTACCTCTTGACTTGTAGATAGAAATAGGCAACTTACATTATCATATCTCCATAAAGCAATTAAGGCACTCAATCAACTTAGAATGATTGAGGATGCTCTTGTCATTTACAGACTTTCAAGAGCACCAGAACGAAGAATTTTCTATATTGATGTAGGCAATCTTCCTAAGGTAAAGGCAGAGCAATACCTTAGAGATGTCATGAACAGGTATAGAAATAAACTTGTGTATGATGCCAATACTGGTGAAATGCGTGATGACAAAAAGTTCATGAGCATGATGGAAGATTTTTGGCTTCCAAGAAGAGAAGGTGGTAGAGGAACTGAAATTACAACTCTTCCAGGTGGTCAAAATCTTGGGGAACTTACTGATGTTCAATATTTCCAAAAGAAACTATTCAGAGCATTAAATGTTCCTGAGTCAAGAACTGCATCTGATGGTGGGTTTAATCTAGGAAGATCATCTGAAATTCTTAGAGATGAACTGATGTTTGGTAAGTTTGTTGGAAGATTAAGAAAAAGATTTAGCAATGTCTTCCATGATCTTCTTAAGACTCAACTTATCTTAAAGAACATTGTAACCCCAGAAGATTGGGAAAAAATGAGTGATCATATTCAGTATGATTATCTTTATGATGGACATTTCTCAGAACTCAAAGATACAGAGTTGATGAATGAGAGATTAAATCTTATGGTTGCAATTGAACCTTATATTGGAACTTACTACTCAAGAGACTATGTAAGAAGAAAGATCCTAAGACAAACTGATCAAGAAATTGTTGATGAAGATCAATTGATCAAAAAGGAAATTAAGAATGGAGATTATCCTGATCCCAAACTAATGCCAGCAGTTGGTCCAGATGGAATGCCTCTAGATCCTATGGCAGCAGGTAATCAAACTTTAGGGGCAAATCCAAAAGAACCAGATCTTTCTAGTGCTAATAAGGCAACTTCAATT